ACCATCCGCATGTAGCTGTCGATGATGTTCTTCGCAAAGAGGTACAGCAAATTGATCTCCTGTTCTTCTCATGCCTCTTGAGCCTTCCATAATATGAGTTAGATGGTGTGCTTGCGTAGGTCTGCTACACACTAAACAACCATGACTGCGAACAAAAGCTAAATACTTTTGTGAACGTATCTTGTCTGCCCATTCGTTAGAAGGGTATGTCTTGGTCATTGGTGCTAGGTTTAAACGATGTGTCTGTGTCAGTCTGTGTCGTTTGTTTAGAATAACCAATGGATTTAGGTTTAGGTGTGCCTTGATAGTAGGTTTTGCCACCATCTTTAGACACCTTCTGCCAACTGTTAGCTTCTAAGTCTGCACCATTAAGAGTAAGACTGACTAGATAATCTGGTCTTTTGTCTCCCTCTTCCTTGCGATTGTTTTTGTATATGCGTAGCTTGTGTTCCTCTCCGTTTACACGAAAGAATACACTCACATCTATTGCACTATTGGGGTTCTCGTTGTTAGGAAATATCCTAACGCTATCTGGATAATCATTTTCCATTTTTTACTCCTATTGTTTTTACGTATCTATGTTCTTCACTACTCCACTCAAGACCTAACAAGTCTGATAGTCTCCACCGAAGCGTATCAAGATTCCTTAAATCACTTATGAACATATCTTGATTCTCTTTAATAGTGTCTACTGTTGTGTCTAAATTATTCGCACAAGTTATATATTCCTCTACATCCCTAGTATCTAGTTCAATAATTGTTTTTGTTTTTAAATGTTTTACAATCATTGCTCTGCATCCTTGTCTTGACTCAACACTTCTCTTATTGATTTCAATTCTTCAACTGACTCATCAAACTTTTTCTTATCTAGTCTTTGTAAGGCAGAAGTTTTTTCTGCTCCTTCTAACCAAAGTCTTTCAACTTCTATTACAGTTTCTTTTCCTCTGGCTTCTTCAAGCAGATCATCTATAAACTTAAACAGTTCTTCTTTGCTGTTAGGTTCTTTAACAGCACCACCCTTCTGTACTTGTGGCTTGGCATTAACATGATCGGTATCAGCTATCTGACCATCATCATCTTCATCCGTTGCTAGACTTAGCATGGCACTCAACGCATACCTACGCATGTAGGTAAGGGCAGACCCCATAGCTTGTGCGCCATCACGCTGTTGCTTTAATGGCAACTCGCTCTCTATCCACTCGCCACTTTCGTGCAGTAGTCTTGTTATAAGTGTATATCCTCTATCACTTATGATGGGTATCTGTATTACAGACAGTCCATTCTTAGATGTGATAGGCAATATGGTTTGCAGTATCAATGCAAGATCAGCATAGCTATAGGTATATCCTTTGCCATCATGTGTTTGCACCTTAACTGTTTTAGTCTTTGGTAATATAGGGAACTCTGATTGCGCTACCGCCAATGCTTTGCCTAACTCATTAAGGGTTGTGCTTGTACGCATAAGGGGGTGTTGTTTTAAAAGTTCTCCAGTTGAATTGTCTACTAAGTTATCCATTTAATTCTCCTTGATATTGGTCACAGTATGAAGAGACATCACAGAACTTACCGCAACGCATAGCTTCGCCTTTACGATGGTCGATGATGTAATCTTCGTTAGTTTCTACAAATGTGTCTGCTTCTTCCTGAGTGTCAAAGAGTTTAAACGCTCTCTTACCACCCGCTTTAAGCACCGCCCACTTGTCAGGTTTTTTCCACCGCTCCTCATCAGTACAATCTGGCAAGGTTAAGGTAGCAAGCTGATGTGATTCCACTTTATCGTTAACAAATTGTTCTTGCTCTGCAAAAGTCCATAGGTCTATTTCAGTAGTAGTAACTTCATGTTGTGGATAGTCTGGATTTCTATCGGCTTCATATGAGGAATGGTCACGGATGATATTAACAATCTGTAGTTGGGATACTTCCCTACCATTCTTGCGAGCAAGCCAAGCATAAATGTTTAGTTGCTCTACATCACTCCGTCTACCATTCATCACAGCATAAGCCTTACGAGTTTTCCAATCCATAATTGTTATGCCTTGAGGGTCTAATCTTTGTACGTCTATCTGACCACTTACAGTCCAACCCTTTGCATCTGCAAAGTATCTTTGCTCCAAGATATAACCCTCCAACGTACCCAATTCTAGGATATGATGAACTGCTCTACCGAAAAGAGACCACACTTGACGGCTAACATCCACCACCATTTCAGCGTCATGCTGATATGCTAGATGTGCTTGTCGAGGGGGTTTGAGTAGTCCGGTAGCAGAGATATCTGCTTTGCCTTTGGTGTATGTATCACGCATTACCGCTTTCGCAAACGGCTCTGGTAGATTTAGATCATTACTGTACTTCATATTTACACTCTCCCCTACATGATATAGAAGTTGTAATATATTGTCAAATATATATCTAAATTTAGTATTAAATTGTATAAAAAAAGGGAGAAAGTTTTGTGCCTTTCTCCCTTTACTCTGGAGCATTAAGTTGGATGAACTTAATGAAGCGAAAGCTAACATGAATAAAAAGCTTGCACTCGTATAGTATTTTATACTATATTTAATAATAGACAAGTCGAGGGGTAAGACCATAGGGTTTGTCAGTTGTTGGTTACTATGGGATTCATACACAGCCAAATGCGAGACCGAAAGTGTGAACGCAGTATGACTTGAAGCACTATCTTTAAGAATGTAGCACACGAATTAGACACTAAGTGCAGTAGTCTGATGCCATTAGCGATGTCCGAGAAGATTAGCATGATGTATAGGTCACACCCACGTTTAAATGTGGGATGTGAAACCTATGCCACAACTCAATCCTCAAAGAATAGCATTAAGGGATAGGTCTTAAAGATTAAAAAAACTGGAGATAAATATGGAAGATGAATACGCCTTTGAAGGTGTTGTCATAAGGCTTAAACAAAAAGACTATGACAAATGGCTCAAGAACTTTAAGAATATACCCAACCTAGATGCTGTCCTTATGTCGAGGGATGTCTGGCTTTCAGAAGAAGCAGAAAATTCCGCACGTAAGAAATGGTTCATGTCTACTGTTAACTACCTTGTCAATGTGGATGCAAAATTCAAAGACAAGAACAAGAAGGATGAACAAGGAAGAAGATTAGGAGAGGATGGAAAACATATATTTAAGAGGATGCCATGAACGATATAACACTTACTAAAACAATAGACCAACAGCTTAATGATAAATCAATAAATCTTAGGCACTACGATGTAGGGCAACAGAAAACTACATGCCCCGAATGTTCACACCAACGCAAGAATAGCAGAGACCTTTGCTTATCAATCAACATCAATGAAGAGGGGGCAAGATGGCGATGCCATCATTGCTTATGGGAAGGCAATGTATGGAAGGCTTCTTTAAAGAGACCGCCAACTATAAGAAAAGCTACGCCCAAGAAGCCGGCAATCATACCTAATACAAAGAGCGTGAGGGGTACGTGGGCAGAGAAGTTTTTTAATGAGCGTGGTATAGCTACTGAATCTGTAGATAAGTTTGGTGTGGGTATGGTCTCTCACTTTGTTAATAACAAAAGGCAAGACTGTGTGGCTTTCGTATACAAGAATCAAGATGGTGTGCCTGTCAATATAAAGTTCCGAACACCTGACAAACACTATGCACAACTGCCTGACTGCGAGAGAGTTCCATATCTAATAGACTGTTTAAACACAGAAGAAGATTCGATCCTGATCTGCGAGGGCGAGATGGATGCGCTTACATGGAAGCTTATCACGGAGAATGTTATATCAATACCAGATGGTGCAAGCGATAGAAAGATGGAGTGGTTGGCTACGTTTGAATTCAATAAGTACAAAAGAATTTACCTTGCACTTGACAACGATGATGCCGGTATACAATGCAGAGAAGAGTTAGCCAGAAGGATAGGCAGAGAAAGATGTTTTACCATAGCTTATCCAGAGGGGTGCAAGGATGCCAATGAAGTCTTGTGTAAACATGACAGGACAGCATTACAACAGACCTTTGATACGGCTGAACCCTATCCAATCAAGTCGTTGTATACAGCAAATGGCTTCATGGAGGAAGGATTGCAGTTATACAGAGGGGGTTTGCGTAGAGGATTATCAACAGGGATTGAAACACTAGATGAAATTTTCTTAGTGAGACCGGCAGAGGTAACGATATGTAGTGGCGTACCTAACTGTGGCAAGTCAGAGTTTATAGACGCTATTGCTGTGAACATGGCAGACAAACACGATTATAAGTGGGCGATCTGTAGCTTTGAGAACCCTGTGTCAGAACATTTGAACAAGCTTGCAGAAAAGAAAGTGGGTAAGCCAACACGTGATGGGTCAACACCTAAGATGGATGAAGAAGAATTGTTAGATGCTTATGATTGGTTGGCACAACACTTCTTCTTTATAAGATCAGAAGATGAATCGCCTACGATTGATTGGTGTCTTGAAGCATCGATCAGTTCGGTACTTAGGTATGGTGTAAACGCTATCATCCTTGACCCGTACAATGAGTTCGATCATCAACGCCCATCAGGTATGACAGAGACAGAGTACGTCAGCCAGATGATGAGCAAGATTAAAAGGTTTGCTCAGACCTACGGAGTGCATGTATTTTTCGTGGCTCATCCGGCTAAGATGCGAAGGAGTGCTGACGGAGAGTTCCCTTTAGTAGAGCCTTATGACATAGCCGGTAGTGCAAACTTTGCTAACAAGGCAGATGTAATCTTAATAGTTGAACGTGATTTTACACAGGGTAGTAAGGATGTGAGAATACATACCAAGAAGATGAGGTTTAAACAGTCTGGTAGTCTGGGAAGTGTAGACCTAGAGTACAATCCTATCAACGGAAGATACTCTAAAGCCTTTGGCTATCCTACTATTTAGCTTTCTTTCTAGTGATAGTTGGTTTGTTTTTCATAGGTGCTTTGCCACCTACCCAAGCTTCATTGTAATCTTCTGTGGTTAAGTCGTCTGCTACGTACCTACCTTTGACAGTACGAGTACGAACAGTTTTCTTAACTACAGGTTTCTTTTTAACAACAGCTTCCTTCTTTGGTTCTGGTGTTACCTCTTTTACTTCTGGTTTAGCCATGAACATGTGGTGTAACCAACCTTTGATTTTATCTAGCATAATTTTTACTCCTAAATTGTTTAAACTGTAATGCTTGTTTCTCTACTTCATAATCTAACAGGGAATCTTCTTGCTCTTTCCACAATCGAAATAGTTTATAGACATACTGCCTAGATACTCC